CCACTTGCATCTATACCTATTAGTTTATATCCTTCGTCTACTATCCAACATTCCCTACACTCTTTCCCATAAGGACTCTTTAGATTAGGTACTTGAGCCATGTTGGGTGCTCTATGACTCATACGCCCTGTGATAGTACCATTAGGTATAACAAAACCATGTACTCTATCGTCACTCTCTCTTGCTTTAATCCAAGAATCAATCTGTGCAATTCTTTTCTGATACAAAAGATAATCAGCAATTAACTTAGCTTGTGGTATGTTCTCTATCTTAGATAAAGTCTTTTCATCTACCATAGGTTGTCCGGTGACAGTAAATCTTTTAGGTTTCCAACCAAACTCTACTAAGTATTCCCCTATTTGTTTACGTGAGCCTAAGTTAAAGTCTTGTAGCTTACGTCTAGTGAAGGGAGTTATATCGTTTGTCTCTGTTCTTTCTGCATACTCTTCAGGAGTTAATGGTTGCTTAGATAGAGTACCATCCTTTTTAAGTGTAGGCTTAACATCTTTTATATCTATAAGTTTAGATTTAAATACTTCATGCACTTCATCTTCTGCCTTCTGCATCTTCTCTCTGAGTTCAGCTAATAGAAGTTCTGCTTTTTGCACATCAAACTTAAAGCCTTTCTCTTCCTGCTTCTTCATTATATGTGCAACTGCCTGTTCTAGTTCAATAGAATCTTTAGTGAATCCTCTACCTTCGTTTCTTAAATAGTGAAATAGAACTGTATTTAATTGAACATCACGAGTACAATACTTCAACATCAAAGGAGAATAGTTTGCGTAATCATCAAACTCAATCTTTTGAAATCCTAATCTATGCCCCCATTTCTCTAAGCTATGTCCACCTTCACGCACAGGGTTGAACAATCTTGACATAACTAAAGTATCTATTAAAGATTTTCTAGATAAGTCTATACCACCAAACTTCTTAATCATTGGTATATCAAAGCCGATGATGTTATGACCAATCAACCTATCGGCTGTGGCTAAAAATTCATAGCCTTCCTGTACTCTTTCAGGTGGGAACTTAAACAGTTCATTAGTGTCAGGATTTTGAGCAACTATACAATGTACCTTAGTTGCTTTAAGATCGTCTGTCTCTATGTCAAATACTAAGTCCATTCTTTTTTAAATTCCTCCCATGATATTAATTCGTCTTGCTCTGCATAGATACATGGAAACCTAAACTGTGGCTGCCTTGGTCTTTTAGGTTTAGCGTGTAGCTTCTTGCCTGTTATAACACCTTTGAGTTCACAAGTTACAGTGTCCTCATTTTCTGTTACCACAAAGAATGAATACAAATCAATATTATTATTAATCTTGTTAATCCAAAGCACACCATTATTATGAATAGTTGACTTTACATCTATGCTCCAACCTTTATACTGTATATCTCCAACATCACTACCACTATCCTTAGTTTTACATACTGGAGAAAAAACTTGACTAGGATATACGTTTGTTAGTTTAGCTAATGCTAACTCTGCAAATAATCCTGTTTTGTCAGAAAAGTATTTATCATTGGTATTATTAAGAGGTAAAGTTTCAGCATTACGACTTCTTGCTCTATCATATCTACCCTTACTCAAGTAGTCCACGATTGCTTTCTCGCCATCCTCCAATACTATTTTAGTCATTTATAATTCCAGTTCATCAGTAGAGTCATCTTCATAAGCTTCCTTCTCCAGTTCACGCAGCCTACCTGTTTCTCTTTCATAAAATAATCTACCTGCTAGTCCGACATCGCCTGTGTACCTAGATTTAAGTACCCTTAAACGAGTTGTATTAGCTTCCTCTATATCCTCTGCTTGTTGATTCCTTTCTAATGCTATCACACAATCAGACAACTGAGCAATACTTTGCGAGCCTCTCAAGTGCGACAGGCTGACTTCAATACCATTCTCGTGTCCTCTGTTGCCGTCTACTCTACGTAAGTGTGATACCAGTATAAGACCTGCCCCTGTTTCTTCAACTATGCTTCTAAGCCTAGTCATAATGTTATCAATGGTTCGTCTTTCGTCACCTTCAGCGATAGCAGAGACAAGCATGTGTAAGTGATCTACTATTACCCACTTACAATCACACGCAATAATCATAAACCTAATCTTGTTAAAGATTTCATCAATACTATTAGTGCCAAAGTGAGCATGAATCCATACTCGGTTTTCATTCTCGCCATCATACAGGATGTTAAAGAAGTTATCAATTTCTTCAGGGGTAAATTGTTCCCTGACTTGATCAATGTAAAGCCTTGCGTTTGCTTCGATAGATAGAATACCATCGACAGTCCTTCGCCAATCTTCTTCTAATGATATGATACCTACATTATCTGTAGTCTCTTTGATAAGCCAGTGTTCTAACTCACGAGTTACTGAAGACTTGCCAAGTCCTGTGCCACCAGTCAAGGTTACTAACTCGCCTTGCCTAAGTCCATATAGTTTCTCGTTAAGTTCCTTCCAAGGATACAGAACACTTTCCTTTTTCTCCCTATCAAAGAAGTCTGCTTTTGATTCCGATACGTTTATCACTCCACTCGGAGTATAAACTTTAGCTGACCACCATGCTTCTATAAACTCTTTATGTTTATTCTGACGAAGCATATCGTTAGCGTCTTTGTACCCATTAGGCAGGGTCATTATCTTTGCCTTGCTAGGTTGAAAGAGCATCGCTACTTGCTTGGCTGCTTTAATACCTTGTGGATCATTATCAAAACAAATGACTACACTGTCAAAGCTTTCAAGAAATTCTAAACTTTCTTTAACATCTTTAACTGCACCTGACGAACCTCTTTTGATTGAGACTGATGCCCACTTACTCCCCATCAATTCATAGGAAGCCATCGCATCACACTCTCCTTCTGTTAAGGTAATAGCTTTACCACCTGATTGAAATAACTGTTCGCCAAACAATCCTGTGCCTATAAAGCTACCACTAACTGAGAAGTTTTTATCACGAACATATCTAATCTTAGTAGCAGACAACTCATGCTTGTTAAAGTATGGATAGTGGTGTTGTACTATCTCTCCATTAGAGGACAGGACAGACTTAACCCCATACTTTCTTGCCGTAGCTTCTGATATTCGCCTATCAGTTAAAGCTACATAATCTCCACCATGTAGAGCAGTAGTATCTGTTTCTTTTTCTGTCACTATATCTATATCTCCATCTCCATCTCCATCTAATGCTTTATTATAATTTAAGAAGTAAGTTTCACAACTGAAACACTTAGCCGATCCATCTTTATTTAAAGAGACAGGATCACTACCTCCACATTTCGGACATGCTAAGTGATGTTTTATAAATGTCATATTCTAACCCTCGTTGTGTAGTTAGTAAGGAACTGGATTTCTCAGTCTTATTCCTCATTCATCTCCGACCTACCTCGTCTCACTATAATAAAATAGCTCAGTCTTCAGGATTTTATAGGAGTTTCAACACCTAACTACACGTTTCGACAAGAGAAGTTTTACCTTCTCGGCACACACATCTACTCTGAATCTTTATCAGACTCAGAACTAGATTCTTTTTTCCCTTCACCATTTATGGCAGGGGCTTTATCTTCATTAACAATGTCTACGATTCTATTAGAAAAGAAGTTAATACCTGCTTGTATCTCTTCCAAGTCTAACACAAGGTTAGCTTTCTTCTGATTTAATCGTTGTAATCTACCGAAGACTCCTTGACCTTCTTCAGGTAAGTCTTCAATATTTATTTGCACATCATCAATAGTAACAAATGGTTTCTGTTCTACAGGTTCTTTTGTCATAATTCATCCTCGTCATCAAGAGCATCCAACTCGTTACCATCTGCTCCTGTGTATTCCACAAGTTCAGTAACTTGGACAGCTTGAAGATCAAGTCCTTTGAAATCTCCGAACTGATTAGATGTTTCCCATTCTCTGTATTGAACTCTAACTTTAGAACCATTACCGACTGCTACATCGAGAGGTTCTTTACTAGAGTCTATTAATTTAGGGGTCGCATTAGGCGTTCCATCTTTACGACTCACCTTACGTTTGATCATAATAGCCTTGCCATCTTCTGTGTCCTTGACACGAAAGCCACGACTATCAAAATCATTCGCAACATTATCATCTACTATCAGAGTTATTTGATACTCTGGAGTAAATGTTGTGTTGGGCGTTTTAATGCTCGCCCACATAGCAGTACCTTCAATTACCGGCATACTTTTTTCTCCTTTATTAAAAAATCGTAGGGTTTTACTAAGTCATTAGACCCTAAACTAATACCATTTGAAATGGTACACAACGACCCTGTGAGGTGTATCAAGAGGGCTAGATGTATCATTGTGTGACTTCGTGAGTTTTTGTATAGCTATCCATCTTATGGGGAGCAAGGTAAGGGATAAAGATATAATCTTTAAACATCCTTAAAGTTTCTTCATCTATAAACTCTAAAGTTACCCACCTCTCTCCTGAATGCTCAACTGTATAGCCAAGCTTCAACTCATACATTTCTTTATACACATCTGTGTCGTTGCACATTCTTTTATACTGCAACATATCTATTATTATTTTTTTCAAACTCATACTATTATTATACCATATCTAAATTTTAATTGCAACCTTTTAAAAAGTATGTGACTAGGGTTAGAAGTTGCCTTGTTCCATTCTAACTTTTACTAGTTGCAACACCTAGCCACACTATTCATAAGTTTTCAGTTATCTTATTTATATCGGTATCAACTGTGCGTCTTAGGCAAAAACCCGATAGCTCGTCAGCATTTAATGATATATATGCCACACTATTGTACTAAATAAATAGATACCAAATCCTGCAATTAGGATCGGCTCTCTAAATTTTAACCAACCTATTAAACATAATATCAAAACTGTTATATCTAAACTTAATACTCCTACTTGATTAAGGTTAGATAATAAATCCTTTATTACTCCCATCTCTGTTTAAATTTATATAACCTACCTAGTATATTACTTTTCCAAATCTCTGTCGTGCCATCTTTAAAATGATAGGTTAACTTACCATTGTTACCTTCGATAGCAGAGATTTTATTCTTTTCTTCTTGCTCTGCATACAAAGCAAATACGTCATACTCAGTCATAGAATTTCTCCTGTGTTACAAGTCCTTTGATGCATAGATCAAACAGTTCTTTTACTTCTTCTTTAGTTAGAGTTTCATCTAAATCAAAGGATAAGCGAACACCACTTTCTTCTTCGCCACTTGCAGTTTGATCGGCAAGGTAGTCTCCATAGAAGAAAACTTTATTAATGAGTTCGTTTTCGTGGTCCATCTTATTTAACATATCTTCTCCTCATCTTCCATGTCTAATAGTTCACACTCTAAAGCTGTTATCCTGTCAGCAAACACTTCTTCACATCTAAAGAAAGCACTCTCTAACTTATTCTGAATCTGTCTTACCTCATCTAAATAATCTTCCATGTCTTCTTCTAGTTCACACTCACTAGCTAGACGAGAAAGCTGTACAGAAATGTCACTGATAGGATAGCAAAGAGACTTAGCCCAACCACTTATAGTCCTCGCTTCAACTCTATTGTATTCTACTCTTTCTATTTCTTCTAGTTTGTTTTCGTGTTGTTCACTCATCCTCTACTCTCCATATGACAGGCTCTAGACTATCAACTAACTTGTGAAGTTCTAATTCAACCTCTTTATCTGTTGGATACTCGTTAAGTTCCAATTCTATTAATACTCTTATCATAATTTCCACTCCCATTTAAATAATTTGTATCTATTTTCCTTGTCCTCTATAAGAGGGCATACCATTTGCTCTGACTTTTTGTTGTCTTTTTTTGTGCTTGTTTCTAACTCGAACATTTTTTCCACTTCCGATTGAGGTATGTTTGAACCTGTGTTTACTTTCATTTCTTAGTACCTCTTTAATTCCTCTGGCTTTCCTCATTTTTAAATCCTATACTTCTATTATCTCACGAAGTCCTAGTCCTTGTCAACACTTTCTTCATCAGGTAGCACATCATGCTCTATGAACTCACCATAGCCTGTCCTTTCTTGTGTATCTAATTCATTTAAAAAATCTGTTAAGTTTTTTATTTTATCTTTCATATTTATTTCCTTTATAAGTTTTATGAATATATTAATATATTATATAGTATTATAAGTTATATTTATAATACTTATTATATCTTATATACATTATATTATACCACAGCTAAAGATAAAAAGATATAATTATTTTAATAAAATTATATCCTCCTATCTTCGGCTATCTCCTTCCATTATCCCTGATAATCTGGGTGGTTTTCCCACATCAAGTCGCAAACTTTTTCAAAAAGTTCTTCATCATCTAAATTATCAACTGTCTCTTTCATGTAATAATCTCTAAGATAATTTACTTTGTCACTCCTTGACATGACCACGACATCATCAATAATATTGTCTATCACCATGTCATTGTATTGATTGCTCATGCTATCTCCTTCATAAAATTTTCTCTATAACAAACAGCACAATAATACTTATCATTCTTTATTAGTGCTGCTCTAATCTTACACCTTATCGTGTTGCATTTAGTCAACCTCTATCTCCTCTGTAACTTCTAAATACTTATCTATAGATAGCATTAACAATACTCCAGTTAAGAAAGAGAATGCAAAAAGAAATATAACATGAGCATAAGCGGCATACTCTAATAGATCATTCCCTACGTGTAGCGTTAGGAAAAGAGAAACCATTCCTAATATTATAAATGCAATTAAAAATTTCATTATGTTCTCTCCTCTAATACAGCCATAGGTTTCTTGTTAAAGTCTCCTCTTGCTGCCTTCTGTAATAGATACCAACCTAAAGGAATACCTATTGGGGTTAATATAAATTGTGCTACCAGTAGCCAACTGAAATCTCTAAAGGCAAAAGCTAAGAGCATGTAGCTTATAGCACTCGTACCTAGAAGCATAAGTCCAACAAACATTGTACTCACTTCTTTCATTATCTGTTTTTTCATGTTTACCTCACATCGTTTAAACAGTCTAACAGTATTTAAAAGGTAACTGTTATTAACCTATCAACAAGTATACACTCATTAAATTCTTTGTCAACTGTTTTATACTTTATATTTATAAGGTCTTAAAACAGTTTTATAATAACAAATCTTTAAAGCTTCTTCCATCTTTAAAGGCTTCTTGATTTTCTTTTTCTTAGTCATGCTTATATACTAGCACATCTCTTAAAATCTGTCAAGAGCTGTAGGATTATAGGCTACTACATTCACCTCATATCCTAGTCGTTCAATCATAGCTATTGTATAGGTGCTTAATGTTTTCTGTCTTGACAGACCTGCAAATATCTTTGCGTCTTCACAAGCAGGGTAACATAAGTCATTGCCATATACATTTTTATAATACACATCTATTCTCATATCTCTTTCTCCTCAAGAGAGAATGCGTTTAAACACTCTCTCTTTTTATTATTCATGTTGTAACTATACCACATCTTTATAATTTTGTCCAGTCTTTTAGAACTGTTGGATTATAAAGCTAC